TGCCATAGGCAAGGCATTATCTACTACAACCCATAAGAGGTTACAATTGGGTCGCAACAAATTCACAGATGAGGACTTGCTAAACCTCAAGAATTATTACATTGAAAAACTCAAAAAAATTAAAGAATTATAGTGATTGTATTTGTATCTACTTTTCTGAGTTTATTCCCTTTTATACATCTACTCCCCACAGAAACATCGGTACACTACTTGCGGTTGTGATCTTCTCCTCGTTTGAGGCTATCCAGTTTGTCAGCTTAGGGTTTAATGTAAGCTCTTTTCCTTTTAGGTCGGCCTTGAAAATTGGGGTCATGTAGCAACGGCAATTAGGGTGATTACCTACCCATACAAAGCTCTTGGGATAGACCCCTTTCATCATGTCGCAGATCTCACAGCCGTAGGGGTGTCGGCTCCGCTTGATTTCGTACCCTGCTATCATGTCCATAGACTGCCAGCGCTCTATATCAGCCTTGCGATAGGCGATATTGATTTCAGTACGTGCCAGGCGCTCGGCATTCTTGTAGGCAGAGCGATACACCCCTTGTCCGCTGTGGTATTCCTTAGCTTTCTTTGATAGCTGTAATACTCCGTTTTTATCACGATAACGACGAAACAGACTATCAGGATTACGCAAATACTTCTTGAGTGTGGAGGCTAATTCGTTGGCTGGTGTGCCTTCTGAAATAGCTATATCCAAGGCCATTTCTATCTCTGTACGATACTGCTTAGATAGGTTCCATACACGGGCCGAGCGAACGCCCTCCATGGGTAAATGCTTCCTTACACTGGCAGGAGTATATGTAGCTGCTTTGCCTGACTTTAGCGCTTCTCCAAAAACATCCTTGAACTTATTATGAGAGATATTGTAGTGCTTATCTACATAGAAATTCATCTTACGAGAAAAGGTATTTTGGAAGCGCTCAAAAAGGCTGTTTATCTTTTTATTGAGCACAGGATAGAGGGCAAAGGTAAATAAATCACTCCCTTTGTTCAGTGCCTGCATGCTATAATACAGCACAGCCATTTTTAGCACCTCGTCCAATAGCTGTAAGAGCTTGGATACATCTTTCTCGGTTTGGTTTTGGTGATATTCATTCCACTGTTCTAAGTCCATATTTTTTCAGTGATTAAGGGTTCATCATTTGTCGTTAGTCACTAAACACGTCTTTTCCTTTTTCTTTCTCTATTTGGGCAAGTTCTTCATCTATCTTGTCGGTAATACCTGCCAATATAATCCCCTCTTTGAGTGAGGCTACTCCTCCTTGTACTGCACTAACAGCATCAGCTATACGTTCGGTAAGGCTGTCTATCATATAAGGGACAATCTCTATATTGACTTGTAGCCGTTTAGCCACTGGGGCATACTTAGGGATAAGACTGCCAATGGCTGATAGGAGGAAGTTAATACGGCGCTGTAAAAACTCTTCTATGGTTTCGGCATGGTTACTTACTGCCATGTGTGTCCCCATAAACATAAACTTAAAAGCCTTCCCACTCAAGGTATTTCCGAGACCCTGCAAGGCTTCAAAGGTGATTTGAGGGGTGTTAGTAAGGGCATAACAACGAGAGGTAAGGTTATCAAACTCTAACTTAGCCATATCTGGGGACTGTTGCCAAGTGAGGTAGGATACTTGAGCATCGTTTTCGAGTTGGATTATCTCACTTGTCATTCCTTTATTACGTACGCCTACAACTTCACCCGAAGCAACCATTTTCGGATAGAAATTGTAGTCAAGGCAATCGGCAAAGTTGGATAGAAGTACTTCCAAGCGATTGCGAAGGGTGCGTATCTTATCACACAATGGGCGTTCCCTCTTCATATAGATAACAGGGATCTTGGAAAATCCGTGTGGGTACTGCTCTATTTGGGTGCCATTGCTATAGATGGTTACATTTTGGTTATCCACTACCATAAGACGAGTGGATTGTATGCCTTTGCTATCAGTTTTGTTGTACTCACGAGAGAAAGCAATCAAATCACCATACTCATCATAGTAAGGATAGAGTGTATCCCCACGGAAAGGCGACCAAATCATAGACTTAAGCCTATAGGTAGGGTTAGGATCATCCTCTTTGGCGGGTTTTACATACCAATATTCGGCTACCTCACACTCTGCAAACCACGAACGCACCAGGCGCTTGTTATCATAAGGGAGTTTGTTCTTTTGATGAATGCCGTCGAGCAGCTCCATAAGCTCCTGTTCAGCAGCTTCGGTAGCGTTGGCTGTGATTTTAGGGGGTGTGCCTACTGTAAATGCAGTATGTATATTGACGATGTCCTGCTCTAAGGGTAAAGCCATACGATTGACATCCTCCCACTTGAATTGAGCAGGAGACTTGATAGTGCCATCTTTGTTTTCTTCTTGTTCTTTGACGAGCACCCTTCGCTTTGGGCGTAATTCCTCATCAAAAACATCGTGTTGGGTATAATCCCAATCCTTGATAAGCGATTGTGTATCGGGGCGCTTGGCTGGGTATTTCTTGAGTTGGGTGATACGCTCGCTTTCAGGGAGGGCGTTTAGTTCTTGTAGTGTCATTGCTAATTAACGGTTAGTTGTTAGTCATTAGTCGTTGGTTATTGCCCCCAAAACCACCATATACCTCTTACCTTGAGGTAGTCGAGGTTGCTTTGGTTGGCGTAGGCTTCCCTTTCAAAGATGATATTGCGGTAAGCCTTATCCCAATTGCGATAGCGTATCAGCTTGATAAGAAAATCAAGAAAATACCAAATGGCAAAGAGAAGTATCAGGGTCTCTACCTGCTGTCGCAAGTGGATACGTTCGTGATTGATAAGCTCTTTATCGTACTTATCACTTTCATTGCGAACGAAGATGAAAGGATATAGGGTGATTGCCCTATACCCTTTTGGCACGAGAAACCTATTTTTTCGTATCATTGGCTTTTGGTTTTTCGGTGCTTTCTCCTTTGATAAGAGCCGAGCAAGTCTCGTGTATATGCTTAATCAAGTCAATATCCGAGGGTTGGAAATTGGTGTTTTGCATATTGAAATCGTGCTCAGTTACCGTTCCTGACAAATAGGAAGCGTAGCCCATTGGGTTTTGAATGTTTTTCTGTACAGAGAAAGCCACAGCACGAGGTGTTTGGTCTTTCTCAAATTCGTAGGAGTACATCACGATTGTTCCTTGTACTTCTTCTTGCGCATTGATACGCGTTGTTTGTTGAATGATTTGCATTTTATAAAGTTTTTGAGTTTTTGAGTTGTTGATTTTAAGTTTTGAGTTAGGTTACACATACTCTACATTGGTTATTATTCCGTCTGTTATATACATCTTAACATAACCAAAGGTAGTGTTTATTACATGCCACCCTGTATATCCTTTTTGTCCTTTTATATATACGTCTCCTTTTCTAATATCAATAGCTACAGAACCGCTTGCCCCATTTTCCGACTCTAATACAAGAGCTGCATTATAACGCCCTCCTCTACTTGTTAGGTGTAAGGCTGTATGAGAAGTGTCTTCAAATCCTGATGAATATATACTGGCAACAGATCTTGTTCCTACTAATTCCTGCAATTGACCAGGGTCGTTTATAATTACTTGTGTGGATCTATTTGTAGCACTTCCAAAAGCCTTTATGATTCCATTTGAGGCAACAGTAAGTCCATTTGCAATTAAGCTGGTATCACTTGCGCTTTCTATTTTAAAGTTCCCTATCTGACCTTTTGAAGCATACAAACTACCGTCTTGTAGCACTCTATAGGGGGCGTCATACCTACCACCAAACTCACTACCTGCCCAAAAGCGTACTTCGTTAGTAGCATTTCCTACCCCAGTGATACCCGCTTGCGTTCCTGTGGTGTTACCTACAATCATCGTACCAGTGGCTACCACGTTGCCTGCTATCTGTGTGTCGTTAAGGAAAGCAGTCTTTTGGTCAAGTTTGCCGATACGCTCATCAGTTTTAGCCTTGTTTTTATTTTCTAAATCTTCAATTCTTTCGGCGTTTCTTCGGATAGTCTCTAAATCGGAATTGATATTAGCGATTTGGTTTTCTACATCTTCAGGAGCAGGTGACCAGTCAGTAGGCTTGTTACCGCGTTCGAGCTTAATCCATTCTATGGTGCTATCAACAACAATATTAGACGGATAAACCCATATAGTTAATACTCTTTTATCTCCTATTCCATTTTTGAAATTAAATGTATTTTGATAAATCCCATTTCCTTTATTAAAAAGAGACGTTTGTTCTACATTTCCGAATTGGTCATATAAAGCAAAAGCTGTTTTACCAACTCCTAATTGACCCTTGATAGTCATTGTAAGTAAATCACCTTCATTTAACACCTCTGTCAAGCGATATGTGGCTATACAATAATTACTATTGGTTGATCTCCAATTACTATTATATAATAAATTCTTACCTCCAATATTCAACTCATTTACTTTCTGCTCTGCGTGTGTTTTAGCGATTTGCAAGTTCCGTTGCGCTTCTTGAATACGTGCTTGTTGCTCGGCTGTTATAGCTAATCCAGCATTACGATTGGCTTCTGCTATGGCTTGTAATTTGAGTAAATCCGCTTGTGCTCGTGCGTAGGCTTCTGTAGCACTTTTGGCATTAGCAACCGCTTGTTCTCGGTTTTGTTTTTCTTGGTTTATTTCACTTTCTAAGTCCTCAGGAGCAGGTGACCAATCGGTGGCTTTGTTACCTCGTTCGAGTTTAATCCATTCTATGGTGCTTTCAGCTATAACATTAGAATTATAAGTCCAAATCCAAAGTGTTTTATTGTCCGAAACACTATATTGATTTCTTGTTCTCCAAACAAATGTATTTTGATGAATATTATTACCTTTATTGTAAAGTTGAGATAACTCAAGAAAATCACCACTATTATAAGCAGCAAAAACTAACTTGCCAGCTCCTAAATGGCCTTTAATTGTCAAGGTTACAACATCTCCATCTCTTAATTCCTCCGTTAAATGGTATGTAGCTATATTATAATTGCTATTGGTTATTCTTTGCTTACTGTTACGTAATAAATTCTTGCCGCCCACTTGTATATTATTCGTCTGCTCGTTAGAGTACTGCTTTAACCTACTCTCCAATGACTGCAAATCAGGATTAACGAGCTGCTTAAACTCTAATTTGTTGCTTTCTGAGATTTGGAGGTGTGCGTTTATCTCTATACGATCGTCGTATAGGGCTATAAACTGCTGTCCATTACCTGAAGCTATACGGTTGGTTACCATTTGCCCGCCTGTAATCTCGGTAAAGCCATTGAGTTGGGCTATTCCTCGCTCGCCGTCGTACTCTGAATTGACTGTGGCATATAGAAAGTGGTAAAATCCTGCTTCTTGCTCCATGCCTATCTTGGTTTCGGAGAGGACAAACTCGGCTGTCTCTATAGCCTTATTGGCCTTGATGTAGAGGTAATAGCTCTTTGCCTTATCATCTAATCTACCTGACACAAATTGAGAAACATACCAATACTTATAATCAGCCGCGGAGTGACTTGGTTTGATGTCTGTGGCGCCAAGGGTGTAATGCTTGATCCAACCACTACCTGCATTGATTTGCTTGTTGTTCCTATCAAAGTATAGGGTATGAGGCACAGTGATAGGGTTGGTCTTATTGGCAACAAAAGCAAATTGTCCTGATTTGTTACCTACTAAGGCCATCATCGTTTGCACTGTGGCAGGAATGATACTTTGGGTATATTCAGGAAAGGCTTCTTCTACCTGCTTGATAGTCTCTAAGGCGTTACGCCAACTGCGTTTGGTTAGTGATTGTGTGTGTTTGTTCATCTCTCCAAAATACACCTCTTGATTTTGGAGTTTGCGTATTTCAGAGGAAAAGGATTGCCCTTGTACCTTGTTGGATAACTCTATTTGGGGGCTGTAAGGGTTATTGACATACTCTTTAAGCCCCACAATACGAATAGCCACGGAGGTACGTTGAAACTCATTGTCTGAAAAGTGGATATATCCTCCCATTTTGAGCCGTCCGCCTACATTGACCCATCGCTTTTTTGCCCATATTCCGTCCAAATCACCAGTAAAGGTAAATAGGTCTGCTCGGTTTTCATACAGATACTTACATGCTTCCTTCATCATCTCCCAACTGGCGCCAGTTTTGGTGTCATTGTCGCAAATATAAGCAGCAGGTAAGTGCATGTTATATACAGAATATTGGTCTCCTATAGCAGGTTTAAATATATCATTCGGCATGGTAGTGCCGTCTTCTTCCTTGGGGACAAGCTGAAATTGTTTTTGGGTGTGGTCGTACTTTGATACTTCAAACTCACGCCCTGATAACATACCACTTTCAAAGTATATCACCATCTTTTCCCCTTTGATTTGGAGGTCGGCAAAGTTCAACGCTTCAGGTATGGAGGTATCAGCAAAGTCGTAGAAGTGTTTGTCGTGATCCACTTCAAAAACGGCTGATATAGTCCCTTTGCGACTTGGGTATATATGGGAAAGGTCAAGGCTTTGTTCGTTGATAAAGCCGTTGTTTGGCGCATTCTTGATAGCTATAGACAGCCCTTTGTCATCTGAAACAAAGGTTACCCCTTCATATACATACTCTTGTGATTTGGGTAGTAATAATTCCTTGTTGCCGTACTTGGAGCGGTCAATATTACGTTCTCCTCCTTGTACATAGAGGCGAGTAATACGACTTTGCTCGGTAGTGCGGCTTACCCCTGTCTTAAAGCCTTTGCCTTTGCCATATTGGAGCGGCAGCGGATTGTCTTTGAAATATTCTACCTTGTGGAGGTGTATCGTTTTACCTATAATCTCGTATTCTGTCTCAAAGGCTTTGGCGATCATGTCCAATGCTTCCAAGCAGTTGTTATGGTTATAGCTGATGAGCTTTTCATTAGCTTCAATCGTGGTTCCTACCTGCCAGCCGCTGTCTATCATATTGAGACAATCTACCAATATTTGTATATGGTAGTGAGGGGAAGCGGTGAAAGGAAACTTGAGGGTCTTATCATTGGGGTTGCGAAACTTGTAATTCTTCAGGTTTGCCCCCTCGCTGTCCATGGTAAGGGTATATTCAAAATGTCTGCTGTTATGCTTCACCACTTTAGCAGGCTGATTAAGGGTATAACGTTCCCCCTGAAACTCACACCATGCCCCAGTAGGGATTTCAGTGTAAGTAGATAGGGCAAAGTATAGGTTCAGCGTATGCTCCCCCATAATGGAGCGGTATCGGTAGCTCTCATCGGTAGGAAGGATGTCTATATAGGTGCTGTTAAAGTGTAGTTGCATAGTTGTTAGATAATTGTTAGTTGTAAATCAAACTTGACCCATATAAGCGGGTCATCAATATATAGTTCGGTAATTTTGCTGTCTTTATAGATACACTTGTAGGATTTCCCTTGATAGCTTAGGGTTCGTTCGTCTGGTCTTACAAGGTCATACAGTAAGGCAAAATATCCTTTGATAAAATCAGTTATCGGCAAATACATAAAGCATTTGAGCGTTGCGGTGCGTTCCTGAAAGTATATAGGTACATCGGCAGCTATAAGACCACTCATAGTACTATTTTGAGCTGTATAAGGTGTTTTGGCATTACCTGCTGTGATAAGCTCTTGTTGTGTCCCCTCCAATAGGGTTATACCATAATGGGTTAGGTTTTTGCTATCAATATAGGCTTCTACATTATGAGCGGTGAGCGTTGGTGCTTGATAGGTATATCCTTGTAAGGGAGTATCATCTGAAAGACGAATATCAGCTGTTACATAACCTCCAATGACTTGGGTTTTACTAAGACCAACCAATCGCAAGCGGTAGGTTTGGTTAATAAAGTCAAAGGTATAATTAGCATAGGCACGAACTGAAAGGAGCGTTACCAAATTGGGATATAGACTTTCAGGCAATAACAGCTGTAGAGTAATTTCCTTAGCAGATAGCTGCGGGGCTGAAAGATCATATTCCGAGCCGCTTTCCTCTGCCCAGTCATTTTTGTTCAAAGACTTCAAGGCTGGATAGGATAGCAAGCTCGCTAATGAACCCTCTACCAACTTAGCATGTAAGGTCTGTATGTCTGTACCGTTGATTTTCATTAGGTATTAGTCGTTAGTCGCTCGTCATTAGTCATTAATAAAATATTCCTGTTAGGTCTTTTCTCTTGCGGTTTTGACCTAATATTTCTTCTAAAAATACGTACCTTGTGGCATCAATAGCGTGGTTAAAAGCATCAATAGGTACATTGAGGAAAGCACCACTTTTATCCTGTGCATAGGTGTAATTCTTAAACTCTTTGATGATGTTCTCACTCCTTTGAGTGATACATATTTCATACTCTAACATCTTGGTAAGCCCTTCCATAACCGAGCCATGCCCTTTGGTTACCGCGATGATGTTATAGCCTGCATTCTTTATTTCCTTCACTAATCGAGGGTCGGCACTCTCGGATATAATCTTATAGGAGCGGTGCTGCCGAAGGGTTTGGATAATATCACTGGTGATCATTTGCGTTTGATAGCATATTTCGTTTAGATATACCTTATTATCCAAAAAAGCTACCTCCACGATAGCGGTAGGGTCGTGAGTAAAACCAAAGTCAAGGCCTAAGTAACGTTTCTTTGCCCAAATAGGTATATCCTCCACAATGGTAACTTTTTCAAAGATAAGCCCCTCAATCATTGCTTGTTGTCCTAATCCATATACCTGCCAAAGTGATTTGTTCTTGTGCTGCAAACTCTCTATCTCGTCAATAATCGTTTGCTCTAAGAATGGGTTATCCTTATAGGTGGATATAAAGTGATAGGTACGAGGGTCTTTGTTCAGCTCGCAAAGCCAATGGTCATCAGAGAAGGATGGGTTATAATCCACAATAGAGAATTGAGTAGTACGCATTTTCAGCTGTTGGAACTCGATAAACTTGAGTTCGTTAGCTTCATTTACATATAATATATCACGCTTGCGCCCTCGGAGCTTTTGCTCGCTATCTGTGGAAAAGAACTCAACCCATGAACCATTGGCAAAGGTGTATATCATTTCAGACTTATTGATACTATCTTCATCAAATACATTTAGCTTGTATAATATCTCCTTGAAATCGACAAATACAGACCCTTTGAGAGCAGGCAGGGTAGCTCGGACAATCGAAAGGCGTGTCTTAGGGTGCGATAAGCAATAGACAATAAGCCAAATCAGGATATTATAGGTTTTGGAACTACGGCTGGATCCTTGCGCCGATACAGTGGTATATCCTTGCTTAATTGCATTATCTACTTTGGTGTATATGTTAGTTGTCTGTATTATCATCGGTTCGTACTTGTTCTCGCTTGTCTATTACTTCAATGGTGATCCCTTGAGATAGAGGGCTGCCAGCGGTGGTGATGTCCAGTTTGTCAATTACTCCGTCCTCAACACGGAAAGTGGATAGAATTGTTTGCATGGCAGTCATACGAGTGCGATAATCAACAGGCACTTCTCGGAATTTTCCTTGTATTACAGTGCCTTCTTCGTCTGTTATAGGCTCTTTGATAATTCCTGCCATAGCGATAAGGGTCATTGTATTGGATACCTCGTTAAATACCCTCGCTCTATGTGCCTTTTGTACCTCTAATAGTTCAGGATTTTTGCGAATACGACTATATACAGACACGTATGTAACGCCAAGTATCTCAGCCGCTTTGGTAGGTTGTCCATTGGCTTTGATAAGGGCTTTCTTTAATTGTTCATCTGTATATGTTTTTTCCTTTGCCATTATATTAATTTATATAAATCATTAGGTTCAGTCTATTCGCTCTATACTATTAGAAAATTCCTCTCCTATAATCATTTTTTCATAAGGATCATAACCCATACGTATCATAAAAGCCTCTTTGTGTTTAGGATTTTGAAACTTGACCACTACATAAGATAGCATACCTCCGTCTTTGTCTGAATTGTTTGTGTTACTGATACGGTCTTTTACTTTCTGTATTTCGTTATGTCGTGCGATTTGGTTCTCTGGAGTATCCTCATAGAAATTTACAGAGCGGTCAATACTGCGATTTTCCTCACTCTCTTTGGTAGCCTCGTCAATGGCTTGTAGTGCTTCATCTTCTTCTGTGTTTTTTGACCATTGTTGAGTTGTGGAAGTGTCATCAAAGGAATAAGACGAATAATCATCTACACTTACACTATACATAGAAATATCAAAATCAGTTAATCCTGCTTCTTGGTAGTTATCAAGGTCAGGAACTAAAGCACGCATCAGGTCATCATCTAAGGGTGTTTGGCTTTTGGTGTGCCATATATTACGAGCTTTTTCTGTTTTAAGGTCAAACTCGGCAACTTCCACTTTGATAGGATAATCTGTTTCAGGAGTGCCGTTATACTTGTGATATAGGTCATGTGCCATTACCCGTTTGTGTCCATCAATGAGATTACCTGTTACTTTGTTCCAAACAATGCCACCATAGAAACCATTCTTTTTAAGGTCTTTTAGAATTGCTTTTACCTGCTCGTCTGTGTGCTTCTTTGGATTGTAAGGAGCAAAGTGTATTTGTGATCTGTTTATGGTTTGTGTTTCTGATTGCTTAAACTCTTTCATTGGTTCGTGTTTTTTGAGGTTCTTGATGTAAGGCTACTTCAGCATAAGGAAACTCTTGGAGTATCTTCTTTAGGTCATTAGGGTAGTACTTTTGAAGGAATGATAAAGTCTCATAATCTAACCCTACCCCTTGACTTACAGACTTAGCTACATATACCATCGGTTTGATAAGATTACGATTAGCTATGTACGATAATACTTCTTTGTTTGTCCATAATGCTAATGGATATACCATACCTTTAGGAGAGGTGAAAGTAGGCGCCCACATTTTAAGGCGCATGCGTTTCATAAAACCATCTACACCTTTCATTCCTGAAAAGGCATATTGTGAGTTGCATTCTTGCATTACAGATTGTTCAATCTCACCTATTTTACGTACTTTTGTATCAGGTTCTTCATCACAGAAAAAGCCGTTTTTCTTGATAACATCTAACATCATATGTGGAATTTGGCGTACTTCTACGTTTGGGTATTTTTTGATTGCCCAGTCTATGTATATCTGTATATGCTCTAAGTCTTTGACAAGGTACATAAAATAACATATTACCTTTTTAAAGCGAGGGGCGAGCATATCAAGTAGTGCAATGCTGTCTTTGCCCCCTGCCGAATAGAATAATACAGCCGTATCCGTTTGGGTACGGATAGACTGTATTATTGCTTGTGTTTGTGCGAATTTAGACATAATGTTATCCATTTCCCCCTTTAGCTGTTGCTACATCTTTGTTTGCCGGCTTCTTCTTTCTGAAGATATTACTTACTCTTGTTCTCACATTGTTGTAAGTGTTTCTAATACGATTTGCAATTCTTTTAAACATAATTTGCTGGTTTTTAAAATATTAATATATTAATAAAAAGAGGTTGCAAGCGTTTTTTTTAACTACTTGCAACCTCTGTAGGTTTTTTATTATTGGTTTTTAAATAAGATCCTCTTCTTTTACGAAATTATCTGTTAGAGGTGGTCTGTTTGGGTCAAAGAATTTGTCTGTATTTTTGCTTTCTATTATATCACCTAAATGATACGCCATAAAACACAATACACACTCTTCACCTGTTTGATCGTCGATATAGGTAATATCATTACCGTTTTCATCTGTTTCAAATACAACTTCTTCTTTAAGTACTTGTATAGTCAGTTCAGGTATAGGGTGTGTACGCCCATTCATTAAACGCAGCGCGTCGTACTTTATTACCTTCATCTTTTCAGTGTTAGGGTTGGTAAAATACCTATCTATTGTATTAGGTTGAATTTTGCGCGTTTCAATTTTCTGCACCCCTTTTAAGATAGCTTCAAAGTTACCACCTAAGATTTGTAATGTTAGTATTTTCATTTATTACCTTGTATTAAGTTGCAATATTATTTCAAAGACCCTGTATATACCCTTGGTATATAGGGCAAAGGTACGACATGGCTCGCAAAGGGCTGCTATACTCGTTTGTTTTTTCTTTGTATTTTCTTTGTGTTTTTTTTGTTCTGATACATCTGCAAAGATACGAAAAATAATTTTAACCGCTTTAAAAACGAGGGGCTTTTTATGCAACGAGGTTGAATTTCTTAAATGAACGATATTCTTGCTTTTCAGTGTCATAATACACCTGTACAGTATCATTAGTTTTGCGGTTGGTGGTGTGCTCTGTAGGGGGTACTATATCAGGGCAAATCGTACCCCAGTCCTCTCTGATGGTGCCATCTACTTTGAGAAAGTAAAAGCGCACGATTTGGCTTTTCATTTTGGCTTTGAGCTTGATATTTACCCACGCTTTTTTAAGGTCTGTATTTTTCATTTTGGTAGGTGTTTTAATTGTTAGCTAAATAGTTCAATAATTCTTCTTTGCTGCTGAAAATTTCACTTTCATTAAATGTGTTATTTTGATAGTTAAATATTTTGTAAGTAATGCTAATGCTATTATCATAAGCTACTAAGTGAATGTCTATGACTGCAATTTCACCGCTTTTTATTCTATTTTCGTGTATGAAATAGACTTTTTGATTGGTTGAGTATTTGGTTTCTACTTTCATTTTGGTAGGTGTTTTAGGTGTTACTGATTATATTGAGTGATCTATGTTAGGAGCGCATTTATATTGTGTTTTTAGCTTTTCAAGGGCTTTTTCAGTCACATAATACAGCCCCTCTGTTTGCTCTGATTTGGTTATGCCGCGCCCTTTTAGTGGCAAAGCAGTACGTACAGCATAACAGCCATAAGAG